CGACCTTGAGAATCAACATTTTGCTGGTCTAGCTTACGTGCCATACGAGCAATAATCATGGTTGGGTTAGCGTTGCCTGAACCCGGTACTGCAGAAGCACCCGGCAGACGTGGCTGAATACCAATTCCATTATTGGCTGAACCACCAAAGTCATTAGCGTCAACTTGCATTTCAGTTAGCAGTTCGTTAGTACCTGCAGTTGAAATAGCTTTTGAGCCGTTTACAGTGGTGTTAGCAGTATCAGCTACACCGTGAAGTGCAGACTGCTTAAAGCCAGCCATATAACCAAGAACATCTTGGTCAAACTGGTCAGCTAGACGATACGCAGCACGGTCACTTGCAAGTGCCTGAAAGTTTACGTGCGAATGCGCTTCTTCAATGTCATCAACCTTAAATGCAAAGTAGTTAGCTTTGTCAATTGTCAGGTTGAAATCTTCGTCATCAAGGTCTTGCGGTGTGATTGTTGTACCACGTGCATAAGCCTTAACGGTGATTTCGGGTTCTTTGATAATCTTAACGGAATCACCCATTTGAGCAATCTCACCAAAGTAGTCATTATTGGTGATAGCCTCAGCAACAGCCGACTTGCGGAACGCAAGTTGCACCTGTTTGCTATAAATAATGGGAGAAAAATTACCGTTAGGAAGATTACCATAACCACTAGCGGTGGAAAATGCCATGTTAAATCTCCTAATTTAGCATTGTCACAGATGCAAACTTACAAAACTTATTCAGAGGCTGCTTCGCTTGGGTGCGTATTCCAGTAAGATGGCCGTCCTACTGTTCAACGGGCCTTGCTCATCAGGTAATCCGTAAGACTTTGTTGTTTGCTGAATGGTGTAATAGTAGGTAGCTAATCCACTTACACCTTTGTTACGTATAGTTATACTAAAAAATAACTATTTGTCAACACTTTTCTCTTTAGGTATCTCAATAAAGTTCATGTTCATACTGAAAGACCTTCTTTCACCCTTTGTATAAAAAGGATATACGCAATGAAATAGTTGTGATGGGAACACATAAAAGTCTCCTACTTGTGGTTTAACTACAAAGTTAGTACATGTATATCCTGAAGGAGTACCACTAGCAAACTGTATATGCCCATTAGCGGGATGATGGTCTTTATAGTCCTCTTCCCACTCTTTTTCTATTCCATCTGGTAATTTCAAATACCCTACACAAGATAGACGAGAGCCTGTGTGTATATGCAGGGGATTGTATTCGTTTTCAAACTGACGAACAAACCAACCAGAAACTACTTGTAGTCCATAGTTATATTTTTCGTTGTCCATCTTTTTACTGCCCATGCTGTTTCGGTCATCAGTGTAGGCTTGATACATGCCTATAAATCTACCTAAACCCTCTTGGGCAATTTTTATAATTTCATCATCAAATGCTAATTCTGCGGATACTTTACCTACTAAATTTTCGGAGTAGTCATCTAACTTATCAGACATCTTGTCATTTAAATTATTAACTAACTCTTCTGGCATACGGTAGTATCCCATAGTAGGTCCAAACGGAGCAAGAAGATGAATATCCTTTTCAGGTTTAAATATTATACTCATCGTGCCGATCCAGATATATCGTATATAAATTTACCACTACGAATAGCATCCATAATATCATCAGCATGTTTTTCATATTCTTGAGGAGTCATTTTCTGTACTTGTGACTCCTTTAAATATGTAGAAGTTTCATCGCTCTGCGGCTTACTTCTTTTATTTTTCGGCGCAACTGCCTCTGCTGCACCCTTATCGCTCTTGCTCTTAGACTTTTTGCTAATTCCTCTATCGACTTTGTAGAGGTCAATGGCTCTTGCTGCTGATCTTGCGTCATTGTCATTATCGTACAGTGCATCCTGTACCCACTTAGGTTGTTCTTCTGCCCAATCGTGAAAGTCATCGCTATCACGTATCTCATCAAAATCTGGATGCATCTGCATTAACTGTGCTTCTGCTTTCTCCTTTGTTGCACTATACTGTAACTCATCAATCGCCTTAATACGATTTTCAAGTTCACTAGCTTGCTCTCTTGCTTTTTTTACAGCAATAGTCTCTACTATAGCAGCTACATCAGGATACTCTTTTGCCCATTCTTCAATGTCCTCATCTGACTTGGGTAGTTTCATCTCCTTTTTAGTGGCAGCAGAAAGTTGAGATTTTAAGTTTTCTAGTTCAGCTTTAAATTCTTCTGCTTGTTTTTGTTGATGTCGGCGTAAATCAGAGTAACGCTTTTTAAATGTTTTTTCTTCTGCGTTTGTTGGTTCAGCCTCTTCTGGTTCTGTGGATTCTTCATCCTCTGTCTCGCCAGATTGTTGTTTGATAAGCTGTTCTAGTTCTTCTTCCTCCATCTTGCGTTTTTCTTCGTTAGTGTATTTACGATTTGCAAACGCTACTTTCTTTGGTGACTGCATCTCTTCAGCCATGATTGTTGCTTCTTCAGCCATTGTTTAGTCTCCTTGTTGGGGCCACTGTAGCCACGTTGGGGGTGGGGAGTGAGTAGCCAACATATTGTGGATTATTTTTTAGAAGCTAATCCGCCACGCTTCATCTTCTTTTTGGCTTTAGGTTTAGGTTTGGATGCTAGGCCACCTT